GATGAGATTAGAAATTTAAAAGATAAATTAAATAAAGCTAAATATGGGAGATATTAAGAAACAAATGTGGAACTTAAATTATTTATCAAGTCTAAAATTTCGGAGTGGTCGGTAAAATAGTTGCTAACGGATAGTAATATGAACATTAAATAAATTATGAAAAATAAACTAAAAAACTTCCCACCTCACTTAGGCCACTTAAAGTATATAGCTGGCCTAGATGAGGTGGGTAGAGGGTGTTTAGCTGGACCCGTTGTGGCATCAGCTGTAATCCTTCCACACGATTTCGACTACGACATTGTTAAGGATTCGAAGAAACTCTCGGAAAAGAAACGAAAAGAGGCTTATGAGTTGATTAAGGAACACGCTATCGACTATTCAATCGAGTTTATCAGTTCCGAGTACATTGACGAACATAATATTCTACAATCGACTATGAAAGCGATGCACAATTCATTGGATAATCTAAAAGTTAAGCCTAATCACTTATTGGTGGATGGGGATTACTTCAATCAATATAATCAAACACCACATACGTGTGTTATTAAAGGTGACAACACTTACTATTCTATTGCTGCAGCATCTATTTTAGCTAAAGTAACTCGTGATGAATACATGAAAGAACAACATGAACTACACCCAAATTACGGTTGGGATACTAACAAGGGGTACGGCACTAAAAACCATAGAGAGGCTATTATAGAACATGGCATCACACCACAACATAGAGATAGTTTTCTTAAAAATATACTTCAATCCTAAATTAGGTTTAAGTATATTTTTACTATGATAACAGATGAACAACATGAACAATTTTTATTAACCTTGGATAACGAGTTAAAAGACCTTAAAAGTCATTTCCTAAAAGATAAACTTGATGACCGACATATTGAACACTTCACTAACCTATACACCCGCAATCAATATGAAAAACAATTACCTATTGTGTGGGTTAAAATGGGTAATCCAGTATTGACTGAATTTTATTCGTCGGAATTAAATCTAACGTGGTTAATGACATTTGTTGCATACCTCTATAATTTGAACATAAATAATGATGAAATTGATGAAATTAAAAACACTTGTATTTATTTAACATTTGTTTTATTAAATGTTAAGGGTTTTAATGTTGTTGATGGTGTGGTTTATTTACTAAAACACGACTTAGATTTTATAACATATAATATAGATAGATGTTCGTTTATCTAGAACTTGAACGATATAATCTGTTATAGTTTGTTCCAGTCCTATTATGGATTTTTTTATACCACGATTTTTTGTTCTCCTTAGGAACCGTCCCAAAAAACACAACATGACCAACATTTTTATCAAAACAATGAACCCTCAGTTTATTGTAAAGTCTTGTGGCTTCATGAACATTTTTACATGTTACCATGAATATATTAAGACCCTCAACAACCACCTTATTGTTTAATATAACCACTTGTTTCATGTTGGATTCCTTAGTATTATTCAATAATACATGTTCTAATATTTCACTACCATTAAGTTTTCTATTAGCACCCGTAACATTAAACACCTCTTCAATGTCATAATCAGTTTTACCCATCACAACCCAATCACCATCATCGGTTTTTATTTGAATAACATGACCAAACTTATTTTTAATCGAAACATTCTTATCACCATCCACATAAGTTTTTAGTAAAAGAACTTCATACGACACATCAACCAATACTTTTTCTTTATATACGGTTTTTTTAGACATAAACACATTATCAGATTCAATTTTATTAAATCTATACATGGCGTCACGTTCTCTACCATAAGTGTGGAGAACCTTAACTTTAACCCTATTTTCCATTAAAACAATTTGATACATATGTTATAAATAGATTGACATTACAAATCTATATGAATAAGTTTAATACTATGAATCAATATTATGAAGTTTTAGGTTTAAAAAATAATGCATCTGAGGGTGATATAAAAAAGGCATATAGAAAAATGTCAAAAAAATTCCATCCCGACATCAACAAAGACGATGACGCTGTTGAGAAAATGTCAAAAGTGAATGAAGCTTATGAAATTTTGACTGGTAAAAGAAAAGAACCCGAAAAACAAAGACGTAATCCATTCAATAATAACCCATTTAGTGGGTTTGGTGGATTTGGTAACCAATTCACTAAAAGAAGTGTCAGACCTATAGAATTAGTTGTTGAGGTTACATTGGAGGAAGTCTTTAGTGGTGTTGATAAGGAAGTTTCATTTAACCAATCAACGTCTTGTGATGATTGTTCAGGTAAGGGGGGTAAGGAACCTATGGTTTGCCCACATTGTCATGGTAAGGGTTATCTTACTGATTATCTACATAGTTTCATTTGTAATACCTGTAATGGTGGGGGTAGTGTTTTCACCAAACAATGTGGTGGTTGTCATGGTTCAGGTAATAAAAAATCTATTAAAAATGTAACCATTAACATCCCGAAAGGTATGACGGGTGGTAACATTATAATGAGTGGTATCGGTAATCAAGTAAATGGTTCAAACCATGGTGATGTTATTTTTAAGATTGTATTGAAAAAACACCCATTATTTGAAATCGACGGACTTAACATTACCAAAAGAGAAAAAGTTAATATAATTGACCTAATGTTGGGTACTGAATTAGAAATCATAACACTTGATGGTAAAGTTAAAATAAAGGTTGATAAATTGTGTCCACCTAATAAAGTTTTTAGATTAATAGCTAAAGGATTAATGGATGGTCGTTCAGGTGTTAGGGGTAATTTGTTCATCACAGTTGATGGGGTGATGCCTAATGCACTATCAAATGAACAAGAAGAGATGTTAAGGAATTTAAAATATAACACATCTATGGAGTAATCACATATTTATAAGTGTATGAAAAAGAAAGAACTTATAAATGAGATAATGGGTGTACCCACAGCAATAGATAAATGGGTTGGTTATGTATCAGAAATGGTGGTATCAACGGTTGATGTTATTATTAGTCGAGATAAATGGGAAGGTAGTGAGATAGAGTGGAGAGGTAATCAATACACAATGTATGAGGGTGCTTATCAAATTAATGGTAAAGAATTTACTAATATGTTGGTTGACATACACTTTGATGGTGATATGTTTGAATTTTTAAAATCCGAAACATTCAAAAATTTATCATTATATAACCCAAAGTTAACTGTTGAGTTGTGTGTTTTACCTGATGTAGTCTTTGAGGGTGGTAATTATGGTAAGAATTTTGAGGCAACACAAAGTTACACATCAGATGATTTAGCTAATATACAATTAAAAAAATTAGGTAAAGCAACAATATTCCCAAAAAATGAATTATTATTTATCGTTAACATACCATTTTCATTTATTAGTGAAAAAAATAATGACCACGAAAAAAATTTATTCAACACATTAACACCTGTTGTTGGTCATGAACTAACACACATATACCAAACATATAGACAATTATTGGGTGGTAAAAAAACAATTGGTTTTGGTAAAGAGACTATACTTAATGTATTACCACAAAAACTAAAAATTTCGGATATGCCAACATGGAATAGATTTTTACACATTATGTACCTTTCATTATCTTTTGAGGTTAACGCTAGGGTACCTCAGTTATATTATTCGATGAAACAACACAATGCAACTGATAAGGAATCAGCATTAAAGTTTCTAAAAACCAGTGAACCGTGGAAAGATTATCAGATGTTAAAAGGTTTCAACTCTAAAGAGTTTATGGATAAATTTGAATCCGAAATGGGTGATAATGTATATGGTAAATTAATTGAACAGTGGGATTTAATAATACGGGATGCACAAGTACATCTTAAGAAAATGGGTATTGAAATCCCGTTTATGGAAAAAGTACCCGAAAATGTGAAAAACAACCCAATCAAGTTCTTTGAATTTTTTGAAAAAAGGTTTCAATATAAAGCTGATAAAATGAAAAAGAAATTAAGTAAAGTTGTTAATATGGTGATTCAAGAAGGACAAGAGTAAAAAATAAAAAAAATAATACTTGACAATTAGAATACTTTTACTATATTTGTAGTATACTTATAAAAAACAAGAAACAATGACAATAATTACTAACATAGAGAGAAGAGAAGAAAGAGAGACTTATTCACATCGGATATGAAGTAATATTGTATTATATAAACTTTAAAAAATCCGATTAGAAATAATCGGATTTTTTTTGTTCTAAAAATTAAATATTCCTATGGCCAAATTGGATAAGGCACCACACTTTCAATGTGAAGATTACGGATTCGAATTCCGTTGGGAATACTAAAAAAACAAGCCCCTGTAGCTCAGTGAATAGAGCAACGTTTTTCTAAAGCGTCGGTCACTGGTTTGAATCCAGTCGGGGGTTCTAAAAATTAAATGATATGAATGTTAATGATGTAAAGAAAGACTTATATAAGTCAAAAGAAATAGCTAAATTAAGTCGATATGTAGCTGGAAACATTTACTACAAAGTTAAAGTAGATGGAAATGTCTACGAATTCCCAATACCAACTGTGGTTGAGAGTGATACAGTTTATGACCAACCACAATATACCTTATCCGATGATTTAGGTACAACAACTTTCTACGATGAAATGAAAGGTTCTGAATTGAATAGGTGGATTTCCAAAGCTATTAACAAAGATGAATTCACATTAATAGAATCAACTTTAGTTTAAAAATGTAGTTGGACGTTCTGTGGCTTAACGGTCATAGAACATTCAACTACACCACCATCATCGTAAGACAAATCTCCAAACCCAAAATTAATTATTTCAGAATTATTAATTGTCCACTTACTAACGACAACACCATTTGGGTCTAACATTTCTAAATTAAATGTTAACCCATTTACTCTAATATCGGAATATCTATCACGATATTCGTTAAGTAAATCACCGTGAACGGTTAGTGTTTCCGTTTGTGATGTAACACCAATAAATAATTCCCATAATCTATTTGAAGTTGATACACCTATTTGGTCCCTAAATTTAATCACCATTTCATCCCATTCATGACTACCATTTAATCCCATTGTGATACTTGGTCTAACCATCGATGACACAACCCACGATTCTATATTTAGAACATCTGGAAAATGAATTATAAATCGATTTCCCCTCATTGTTTCATATAAGTGTGGTACATTAAAAGGTGTCATTTCGGGTATAACTTCTTCATTTAATGGTATAACCTCATCATTTATAGGTAAGAACCTGTGTATATAATCAAATTTCATAAAACTTTTATCATAAATATCATTGCCAATCCAATTTAGTAAAGTATATTTGTAGACAAACTAAAAGATAAACATTATGAAAAACACATTTAAAAAAATCGTATTTATAGTTATTATAACATTAACAATAATATCTTGTCAAAAAAGTAAAGATGTTTATGTGTATCGTTACAAGTTTAGAACAGAAAAAGTAGTTGAATCCGACGCAAAAAGAGGACCTAACTACAAATCTTATGGTTCATATTTCCTTAAATTTGACAATAAAATGTCAGAAACAACAAGGCAAAATGAACAAGAAATTCAATCGAGAATGACATCAAAACAATCCAATTCACCTATCGTTTACGATACATTAGAATTAGTACACATTGACACTAATGGTGATGGGTTATTATATGACCCTAACTAAAGGAACAACACCACAAAACACATTTAAATTTGTTTAATTAAAAAATAATAACTAATATTACATTATGAAACCAACGGAACTAGAACAAATAGACATTTTCATCACACAGTATGGACATTTTATAATTAACATGAATTAATATGAGTAAAGATAAAACAGAAATATCCTATTGGCTTGAGGATGAAAATATTTTAACAACACCAACATCTTGTGTACCATCAATAAATGAAATCATATTTTTTGACACAATGATGGATGAAATTTGGTATAACAAAAGGTTCCCAAATAAGGAACTATTCAAAAAAGGTGTTAAGAAAGAATATCGAGTAGTTGACGTTAGGCGGTTTTATAAAAACTACGACTATGTGGATTATGTTGATAAATTTGGTGTACCATCACAAAGAACGGTTGAGACCTTTGAAGTTTTTTTATCTGAAATAAAAATTTAAATTAGGTATAACAATAAATATTATGAAAAAGTTACTTTATGTATTAATTTTATTAACCTCAACACCATCTTTTGGTCAAGAAATAGAGGAGTATAGTAGAATGTGGTTTAATACAGCCGACACGACGAGAATGGATAGTCTAATCTTTATGACTGGGACATCTAATCGGATACACAATTCAATAAACGCTGATAGGGAACACCCATTACGGTGGGATAGTATACCTGGTGACTATGAAAGGGGGATTATGTGGGATTACCACTTCGAAGATTTATTAGTAAAACACATTGACAGTTCCAAAGTACACATTATTTTTAATATTGATAATAAATATTCTGAGGATGAAAATATATATTGGGACGCAATTCAACGAGACCCATATATACGAAAAATGTTAAAAAAAGACAAGGGATACATGTTTACATCATTTGTTCAGTACGGAAAAACTTATTTCTTTTTTATAATAACCGAAATAAATGGTCACGTTAGGAGTAAAATCATAGAATTCGAATAGAATGGGTAAAATTTTAGAAAAAATATCGAAAATAATTGTGTTTATATTAACATGGGTAGTTTGGGTCATTTTTTTATCCGAAATATACTATTGGTTATCATCTAAACATGAATTATTGGGGTTAATGTCCCATTGTTTAACATTGGTCACAGGTGTTTGGTTATACCAAGTAACGAAGATTAGTTTTATTAAAAAATAAAAAAAAATGACACTAAAAGAACAAATTAACAAAGATTTCATGACAGCTTTTAAAGCTAAAGACATGAATAAAAAGAATTTCCTTGGGGTAATTAAAGGAGAAATAGATGCCATGGGTGGTAAAGGTATTGAACCGACAGATGAAAATGTGTTGGTGGTGGTTAAGAAAATGGAAAAATCACTTAAAGAAACAAACAACAGTGAATCCGAAAAGGAATTAAGTTATATTGAAACGTATCTACCTATTTTAATGGGTGAAGATAGAATTCGTGAAATCATATCCACATATAGTAAGAATGGTTTAAATAACATCGGTCAAATGATGGGTGAATTTAATAAAAACTTCAAAGGTATGGCTGATAACAAAGTTGTTTCACAAATCATAAAAGAATATATTTAATAAAAACTATGTTAGATAAATTAAAAATTTGGATTAGATTTGATGCTAAACACGTCCCTAGGAATTTTATATATGGGATTAAAAACTTAATTAAGTGGTTCCCAATCATATATAAAGACCGTGATTGGGATACTTTTTACATATATGAAATATTAAGGTTTAAGTTAAAAAATCAAGGTATTCATACTCAATCTAAACGTGATTCTGAACAAATATTATTATGTACTAAATTAATTAGACATTGTCAAGATGAGTATTATAATATGGAATATCAGTCATACTATGAAAATAAAATTACTTTTGGTGAAAACTTAGATAAATTAAAAAGTGATATAAAGAGTTATGAAATTAACGATGTGTTTTTATCTGAAAATTTTAGTGAATACTTTAAAAAATATCCCCGACAATATAAAAAAGTTATTAGTGGGGAAATTAATCGTTTTAATCAACCATTAGAAAAAAAACAAGAAGATGGTGGTAAAATAATAGCGATGGAAATTGCACATGAAAACCAAGTAAGATGTAAAAATTTATTGTTCAAAATTCTAAATCAAAAAATCGAGAATTGGTGGGATTAAAATAAATAAAATATGAGAAGAATAATGGTGTTAGGATTAGGGTTAGGAATGATGAGTTGTAGTGTATCTACATCTGGTAATGTAGATGTTGATTCTAACGACATTCAATACGTGAGAGACAGTAGAACTAATTTATGTTTTGGTATTGTCGCATCAAGAAAATCTTTTAGTACAGATGCAACTGGGTTAGGGGTTACATGTGTACCATGTGAAAGTGTTAAACATTTAATTAAATAATATGGTAAAGAATTTATTCGAATTAACGGAAGAACAAATATCAACATCAAAAATGATGTATGGTGGTAAAGTATTAAAATGTTTGGTAGCACCTTACCACTCAAATAAACAGATTGAGGAAATGTTGGAGTTTTCACCAACAACATTCTTATTCCCTGAAAAAGAAATGTCCTTACCACAGGTGAAGAATTTCATATCAATGATTGTTAGTTCAACAATCATAAACGATGAGGTTAGAATTATAACAACAAGTCAAAATATAATTATGGATATGGTGGATGATTGTGTTAGGATTTTAACGGAAGGTGGTGATATTGTTGAATCACCTGAGAAAACATTCATGGCTAATATTCACACAATTAGATACTCTTTATTAGAAAATAAGTCACACCAAATATCTGTAAGTGAAAGAGAAAATGGTACCAAAATTATTAATAATTTAATCACGGAGATTAATGAACATTGTGATAATAAAAACCCAATGGATAGAGTTGAGTTTGAGGCTTTAACAACTAAAATTAAACTCATAGGTGAACCAATTATAAGGGTTAAACTATTAGAGATGGCTTCAGAAATAAAAGTGGTGGGTGATGATAAGGCTGGATTATTAGTAAAAGCACAAGATGCACTCGATAATGGTGATATTGAGACAGCTAAAAATTTAATTAATCAATTAGAAAATTTGTGATTAAAAAATAGGGTAAACCCTTGACATTACGAAAAAAGATACATATTTTTAATAAACAAACAGAAACAAAGACTTTTAGGTTTATTCGAAGCGGTTAAAATAGATACTTCTTAAAATAGATAGGGATATTTGTCAATATTGTACCAACAACGGGAAGTGTAAAAACCAAAGTTGTGAATTAAAATTGTCGGACTAACATAAACGTCCTTAAATAAGATGTCAGAAACTTATGACACTGTAACTTAAGAGGATTACATCCTATATCTGTAACGTGTCATACATTAGAGGTGAATAAAAGTAACCAACAATAATATGTAACATATGAACTATTCTGAGTAAATCTCGAATAGACCTAAATAAGTCTAAAATATTTACTGAAGCGGTGATACGAGTTACATCTATAGCTTATATATAAAAACCATACTCTATCAACTATTCTCAGTAAAGGATATTCCAAAAAACAACATTCCACTAATGTGGGGTGTTGTCTTTATAACCCCTTTACTACCCCACCAATCAGTAAAGGGGTTTTTTATGTCTAAACATTAATAAAATATTAAAACTATGAGTAAATTTTCAAAATCTTCTAAGAAAACAGTGTCGAGTATTAGAACACACGAAGGAACGTCCGTAACAAATTTTATGGGAGGTACATCTTATACCTTAAAACCATTAGACACGTTAAGGATTGTAGCTGGGAGTTCAATATTCGGTGAACCATCTTACTACAAAGCATCACACGATAAACCAACCAATATTCAGACTATTATGAAGAATGACGTACTTGGGTTATATTCTGACGATGAAGTTGAAACAACAACAGATGTTTTTACTAAGTGTATTGATGAGGCATTAACTGAAAACTTTATGGGGACTTTGGAATTAGCTCGTACTTTAAGACACGAGTATTTCATGAGGATGAACCCAGCTGTAATATTTATTAGAGCAGCAAGACACGAAGGAAGGGTTGAATTTAACAAAGAAAACCCTGGTGTTATGAGAAAAATTGGTTCTGAACTTATTATCAGACCTGATGACATCACAAATCAGTTTGACTACTACATGTGGTTAAATGTGACCAAAAAGGGTTTACCGTCAATCGTAAAAAGGGTTTGGGCTGACGCGTTAGGTGAGTTCGACGCTTACAGAATGAATAAGTATAAATCCAAAGGACTTATAGATTTAGTGAGAATTTCTCACGCTAAATCAGATGTCATTACAGAGATGATGACTACGGGTAATGTCACTGTGGAAGAAAGTTCACGAACATGGGAAAGTTTAAGGTCCGAAGGTAAAACATGGAAAGAGATTTTTGATACAATCAAAATACCTCATATGGCTTTACTAATAAATCTTAGAGGTATCTTCACAGAGGTTAATGACCTACTATTCACTAAAGATGTGTGTGAAAAATTAAAAGGCGGTGTACTTTACGGTAAACAATTCCCTTTTAGATATTACTCAGCGTTCAAAGCTATTGAAGGTGTTAATCACGAAGGTCTATTGAAAGATGCACTTGAAGAGTGTCTTGATATTTCGGTGAAAAATTTACCTAAATTAAAGGGTAAAACAGTTTGTTTATCTGATAACTCTGGTTCGGCTTGGGGTTCTTTTAATTCTGAATATGGTACTGTTACTGTTGCTGATATAGGTAACTTGTCTAGTATAATTACCGCGATACAATCTGATGAAGGTGAGGTTGGCGTTTTCGGTGATAAACTAGATTTAAAACCTGTTTCGAAAAGAAATGGTATCTTATCTCAAATGAAAGAAACCAAAGAACGAGGTAAAAAACAAGGTCCAAGAACTGAAAATGGTATTTGGTTGTTCTTCAAGGAGGCAATCGAAAACAAAGTTCACTACGACAATATCTTTATATACTCAGACCAACAAGCTGGACACGGTTCGTTGTTTGGGATAAACCGAAGTGACTATAAAGACTATATTTATGGTGGTACTAGTTATGGGAACTACATCGATGTTCTTAAATTAGTTGAGAGGTATAGGAAAGATGTTAACCCGAAGGTTAATATGTTTACGATACAAACAGCTGGATATAATAACTCGGTTGTTCCTGAAAATTTATATAGAGGAGCTATATTGTCAGGGTGGACTGGGAAAGAAAGTCAGTTCGCTAAGGTACTAATAGACGCATGGGATGAAGTGGAAACTAACGTCTCTGTCGTTGAGGTAACTCAGTAAAAAATGGGGTGATGATTTAATTATTACCCCATTTTTTATGCGTTAACATTATATTTATAAACATGGATATAAGAAAAATAATTAAGGAGGAAGTGATATCATTCAACGAATGGTCATTCATTAATGACCTTATTGTTTTATCTGAGGATGAGACATCACCAACATTTGAGTGGGATGTGGTTAAAGATAAAATCGATAATACAAAAAAGAATGTTAAAACAAGTTCACAAGCTGAACAATATTTAATAACCTTTATAAAAAAAGTGGAGAGCGTACCAAAAAATTTAAAAATAAAAATGATTAGGTATGTTATTACGGGATTAATTAGTATCTTAGGTCTCAATAGTGTTTCAAACATCGTTTCAAACGGTGTTCCTGAAATTGAAAAAGAGGTTTTAATGACAAGTACATCCCTACCAACAACACCAAAGGTTAAGGGGGTTAAATATACTAAACCAACCAAGGTGACTAAAAACCTAATTGACTTCCTTAAATATGAGGAGGGTAGTAGAAAAAATAAAGGTGAAGCTGTATTAAAAGCTTATCAATTAGGTGATGATATGGTTACAATTGGTTGGGGTCACGCTGAACGAATTAATCAGTCACAATTTAAAAAGGGTGATGTGATTACTATAGAAAGGGCTAAAAAATTATTTAAAGCTGATGTTTTATACGCAAAAGATGGATTAGACCGATTGTTAAATGATTGGGATAAAAAGGGTGTTGGGTATGAAATAGACCAAGACATGTATGAAGCTATGATATCTATGATATTTAATATGGGTGTAAGTGGATTTAGGAACTCAGATTTTATACAAATAGTTAAACGAGGTGATTATGAAGAAGCTAGAGAAAAGATTAAAAACACACATATAACATACCAAGGTCACATACCTAGAAGAGCTAAGGAATCCGAAATGTTTGGTAAAAACATGGATACGTAATTGAGTAGATAAATCATATATGACTATGAATATAAAGAAAATAATAAAAGAGGAGATTAGTAAAACTAATTACAAAAGTTGTTCAAACTTTAGTGACCCAGAGGCTAGAAAACTATGTCAGAAAATTAGTAGTTTATCTTCATGGTTATATAGTGGGAGTGGTTTGGGTTTGAGGTGTATTGTTGATAACATGTTAAATACTATTAAGGTTATTGAGGATAGAACTGAAGAATACCAAGAACCACTAAAACTACTTTATGACACCGGAAAATTTAATTCTATTAAGTTGGTGGATGGTGTGTATATACATGAAAAACTATTAGAAGCTGGTTTAGTTATAGATGAAGGTGGTGAGTGGCATTACGTTAATAAATTAAACACGAATTATAGTGATTTGGCTGAATTAGTGACTGATTTAATAATAAAAAAAGGTCAACTTAGTAATTTGATGGATAAAGAATTAATTGGTGTTAAGAAGTATCTAGAAAGTATAAAACCCACATTATCACAACTAATCAACGAGTATTACTCAATTGATGATATAAAGGTGTTTACTAGAAATTCAATCCATATGACAAATATAGGTGATGCTGCTGAATCTTATGTTTGTAAAGTTTTAGAAAAATTCGGTATGAAAAAATTATATCAAGGTGGTAATGGTGACTTCATTGATATGTTATTTGGGGCTGATTTAATAATGGAATATAAGGGTAGAACAATTACCTGTCAAGTTAAAAATTGGGAGGAACAAGCCATAGAAGCTAGTAAAAGTAGGTGGTATGTAGATATTGATTATTTTATGTCACCATTAAATGGTAATGGTGTTATAATATATAATAGAATGGGCACCAAAAGCTTTGTGTTAAGTGGTAATGGAAAAATATGGTAATTAATAAAAATGGGGTTTATAACCCCATTTTTTATACCTATTATTATCGTATGACACATCAAGAAATTATAGAATACAATGAAGAGGCGTTAACATGTGATGGTTTCGATGAGGCTATCATTGGTATGGCTGAACGAATAGATTTAGGTCCAGTTGTGGCCTATAGTGTCTCCAAGATTATTGATATTTTAATAACGAGAGATAATATGTCTTTTGAGGAAGCTCATGAGTATTTTTCATTTAATATAATCCAAGCATGGATGGGTGAAAACACACCAATATTCATACACACATGAGAATGTCAATTAAAATACTTGAATCTAATGTAATAAATAAGAATGATAGGGTGTACCCGTTTGAGTTATTATCTAAGTTATGTGTTAATAAAAAAACATACTTGGGTGGATATTTTGAACTATATCAACCACAAACCCATTTAACCGAAAACCCAACACATCAGATAACTAATTTAAGAATGGTTGGGGGGACAATGGTTGGTGATTTACAAACAGATAACGAACTAATTATCAATGGTATATTAAATGGTGAATTTGGTTTAGCGACCAGAGCTAATGGTTCTATAGAACCTAACGGGGTGGTGAGTGTTGATTACAACTTATTAGCTGTTGACATATCTAAAATAGAAAATCTATCAACAGTTTTTAGAATAAACATCGAACCCAATAAACACATATTAAGACATGAATTTTAATGAAGAACACACATTATTAGGTGATTTAAACCCTGGTGATGTTTTTTTAAGTAAGACTAATAATATCGGGGTTTATTTGAAACCGTTGGATGGTGGTCACCTAATCCAAGACAAAGATAGTGGTGATGAATACACAGTACCACATGGGAACTTCCCAATATTTAAGATGAAATCCGAACCTGAAAAAACACACAACAACGATTTTAAGAAAAAAGATTACGTAATTAAACTAATCGATAAAAAAATAGCATATGAGTTCATAAAGACCTATCATTACTTAGGTGCAGCTAAATTCTTTGCTAAATTTTCTTATGGTATGTATCATAAGGGTGGTGGTGAATTATTAGGTGTAACGGCGTTTTCTAACCCACAAGGTAATGTTGCACTAAAAGGTTGGTTTGGTTTGCCTAACACTGACCAATCGGTATTAGAACTAAGTAGATTATGTGTTATGCCAAACTTAAATGGAACCAACGCGACATCGTTTTTATTATCAACAAGTATTAAACTCCTTAAAAAAGAAGAAATTAGAGCTGTAATCACTTTAGCTGATGATAGTAGACACACTGGTAGTATATACCAAGTATGTAATTTCAGTTATTACGGATTAACCAACAAAAAGAGTGATTTCTTTTCCTACACTGATGGTGGTAAAGTTAACCCAAGGGGTACTACTAAAGAAAAAGAGGGTGTTTGGATATCTAGAACTAGAAAACATAGATATGCCTTTATTATTAATAAAGACCTAATTTGTTTGTATGATTTAGTTAATGAAAAACCTAAAAAAGATGATACAAGTGTTTATGATTGTTGTAGTGGAACACAAATAGTGACCGATAAAAGATTTAATGTGAGTTATTCGTGCCCAAAGTGTACACATAATTTAGAAGTTATGTAGTATTTACTAACATGGACAACGTTTTAATAAAATGTGACAATATTCGTCATAATTTCATCACAGGTAAGGGTGTACACCTTAAAATAGGAAACAATTTTTTAGATGTTGGTTATATGTTTGTACCATACATACCCATGGAACTTACGGAGGTAGTCTCGAATGAATACCAAACTAACCAATCAATCTCATCAAGGTACACAATCCGACCCATAAATAACAGATTATACCAAACATTATCTGACACATTAACTAATGATAATGATTAAAAAAAGTTCTTACACACATAACTTTATAACTGGTAATTATGCTCATAACGGAGTAGTAGAAATACGAACAAGGAACTTAAGAGTTACTTGGACACCTGAATTAACACAAGATTTAACAGCATTCCATAACATCGACGCTGAGGCTGAATTGACAGCATTATTATCTGAACAAGTTGCAACTGAAGTTAATAGACAAATATTGAATGATATTATGTACCCATTTATTAATGGTGAACCTATACATCATAATACTTTATTACCAATGGCTGAACAAGTAATGGCTAGAACAATTGGTCAGGATTTAGTATCCGTTCGACCACTTAATTTAGTACCAATGGGTAGATTATATTATATTGATAATCACAACCAAAATTTGGTGAGTTGGAGAGTTGAAGATGGGGTATATAAGTCAATAATTGGTGTGTCTATGGTGATAAAAAGATTAGAGTTTATACCTAAAAAAATTTGGGTGGGTATAGATATTTTTAATTAGATTTCTAATTACTTGTTTTATTAAGAAAAGTTTTTTATATTTGTTTAAATAAATGTTTAATCTTTTAAAACCCGTTGTATGTTAAAACAAATAAGACAAATTGAGAAGAATATCACCGTTAAGATGAAACAAATTAAAAAAGGTGAAATTACTATTTCTGAAAGTAGGATAGGGATTCAATTTAATAGGTTAAAAGAGATGGATGAGGCTTCTTATGAAAAATACCTAAAAGATTATAACCACTTAACTAAAACACTAGTTTGATGGGTGTTTTTGACAATCACCTTTTAGGTAGACAAGAATCTGAATCAACCATCGAAATGGTAAAGGAGTGTGATATGGTTGGTCGTAGAATATATTTTAGTAATTTATTCTACTACACAGACACCATTGATAGTAAAGGTGATGTAATTTACATAAAAAAGAAATCCTATACCTTTTAATACCACACCAATTATGTAATTATTATGATATTATCTATTCCATAGATGGGGTAGAAACAAAAAATTGTGATAGACAAGTTATTTCAATAATTTATTTAAAGTTACAAGATTATGTCGAAAAATACAATAGTTAAGTTTAAAAACACTTCATTACAGAATGATTCAAAAAACATAATTAAAAATGGTTACCATTTTTTTAAAAGTTCATATGGTTTACCTTCCATTGAGGTGGTGGAAAAAGGTGGGGAAGTTGATTCTGAAACATCTTACCTATATCAGAATGAGGAAGATATGTGTTCTGATTTTGATAAACTTAAAAACACTATACCAAATAAAATTAAATAGTATGATAACAATAAATGACAGTACTAATGTAAGTTTACCAATAACGTGTAGTCGGGGTGTTTTAACATGGGTTATTGAAACCCATCAAATGGATTGTTTTAGGAATAATAAACCTAGTTTAATGTCCGACCTCAGAAAAGAACTAACTAACACCTTTGGGGAACAAGTTAAAACGATTACCGGTGAGTTTAGGAATAAATTATGGGTGTTAGAACACAATGGGTTAGTTTATAATGTGTTTAGTGCATCTAATAAGGGTACTTCGATTGAAGTGTGTAAAACATTTGAGGAAATTCGTTCGGGTGTCCACGACACACACATAATTGGGTTTTTGATGGAGTTACATAAAAAATTAATATGAGAGAATTGGTGATTGGGGATATCCATGGTGGGTATAGGGCTTTAAAACAAGTATTAGAAGCTGTTAACTTTGATTATGAAAATGATAAGTTAATATCTTTGGGTGACGTTTGTGATGGTTGGCCTGATGTGGCTGAATGTATTGAGGAATTAATTAAAATTAAAAACTTAATAAAAATAAGGGGTAATCATGATGAATGGACATTAGATTTTCTCAGACACACATTAAAAAATGGTGTGGATGAATATAGTGATACTTGGTACCACCAAGGTGGTAAAGCTACCCACCTCTCTTATTACAATAAACCCGAATTAGTTGATAAACACATTCAATACCTAGAGGAAACTGAATTATACCACATTGATGAACAAAATCGATTATTTTTACACGCTGGTTTTAATACAGATATACCAGTCGATAAACAAGAAAAAACCACATATTTTTGGGACAGAGTTTTTTGGTCTGATTTAACAAATGGTTATTTAGAGGGTACGGACATGTTTAAAGAAGTTTATATCGGACACACACCAACCATTAGTACATTCAAACATGGAAGACCAGTGAACATTAGTAATGTGTGGAATATGGATACGGGAGCTACATATATTGGTAAATTATCCATTATGGATTTAAATACCAAAGAATTAACACAATCTGACCCCGTGTTCCAATTATACCCTGAACATATGGGTAGAAACGGTAAGTTAGTAATGGATGACCCTGAGTGGAATAAGTGGGGTAGTTGATTAACATCGGACACATAATTATATAAACGAAAAAGAATGGTAGTTAATGAATTAAATAAACTTAGATTGGATTATTCTATTTTAATTAATTCAGTTGATTTGGATGATTTAAAATTATTCCTAAAGTCTCTTAATACTGAACGGTGGGTTCCATTCTGTTATTGGAATCGAGGAGAAATAAAAGATAAACCTAATATATTAACAGAGTTTGTTGGGAAAAACCCATTACGGTGGTCTATATATAGTTTTTTGGTTAAAAATGGGTATATGTTAATAGAAAACCCACATTGGTGTCAACGAAACCCAAGAAAAGGTAATAACCCAAATGAATTTTACGAATATTACTCATATTATAATGAATTAGTTTACGATGAAATAATAAATAGACTACATGATGAGGGGTACCTAAAAAAAAAGGTGATAGTTACCAAATTAATAATAACACAAAACCAATCAAAAAATTAGAAACACATAAATTTATAATTAAATAATATGAAAAAAGAAGAGTTTTTAGAAAAATACCTTAACGCCAAATCACCTACGGGGATGGAAACCGAAGGTCAACAAATTTGGTTGGATTATATAAAGGATTATGTTGATGAAACATTTACCGATGTATATGGAACAGCTGTTGGGGTTGTTAACCCAGGAAAAGACTATAAAGTAGTTATTGAGGCTCACGCTGATGAGATTGGGTGGACGGTTAACCACATTGATAGTGATGGATTTATTAGGGTAGTTCGAAATGGTGGTTCAGACCATCAAATAGCACCTGGAACGAGTGTTCAAATACTTGGTGAAAATGGTGTAGTTGAAGGTCACTTTGGTTGGTTAGCTATACACGAAAGAAAGAGTTCAAGTGAATTACAACCAAGTGTTGACAACCTATTTGTCGATGTTGAGGCATCATCAAAAGAAGAAGTTGAGGGTATGGGTATATTTGTAGGTTGTCCTATGGTATATAATACACAATTCAAAGAAAGAAAAGGAAAATACATATCAAGAGCGTTGGACAACAGAATTGGTGGGTATATGATAGCACAAGTCGCTAAAAAATTAAAAGATAAAGGTGATAAATTACCTTACACTCTATACATCGTTAATTCAGTTCAGGAAGAAATTGGTTTATTCGGAGCTAAAATGATAGCTCAAACAATTAAACCTAATGTTGCGATTATAACGGATGTATGTCATGATACACATACACCACACATGAACAAACAAACAGCTGGTGATACAAAGTCAGGTCTCGGTCCAGTTATTTTTAGAGGTGGAGACATCCAACTAAATTTACATAAGAAAGTAATTGGTGTAGCTAAGGAAAAAGAAATTAAATTCCAAAGGGGTACATATAATGGTAACTCTGGAACAGATACAAACGCTTTTTACACATCTAATGGTGGTGTTGCTTGTCAATTGATATCATTACCATTAAAATACATGCACACTACGGTTGAGACTGTGGATAAAAAAGATGTTAAAAATGTGATTAAATTGATATATCACACACTATTATCATTGGAAGAAAACGAAGATTTCAAGTATATTAAAAATAAATAAAAAAAATACTTGACTTATAAGAGAACTTTTACTATATTTGTAGTATATTTATAAACAAAGAAAATTAAAAACAAAATGAAAACATTAACAAACATATCTTTATTTACCCTGACGCAAGTCTTTATGGTACAGTTACAAACTGTATTCGGGTTTGGTGTGTCTAATGTCTCATGACAATTTAAGATATACAATCAAACAAACCCGAATTCAAATTATTGAGTTCGGGTTTTTTTTTGTTCTTTGATTTATTGGTAATATTGTCTCGTGGTGTAATTGGCAACACGTCCCGTTTTGACCGGGGAGAGAGAGAAATCCGTTGTAGGTTCGAACCCTACCGAGACAACTTTAAAATAATAGTAATGGCGTAACTTAGTGAAAAAGGATTATCTCTCATAAGGATGATTAACCGAGTTTGAACCTCGGGTACGCTACAATAAGGTGAATTAGTATAGTGGTAATTATGTTGGTTTTGTAATCCAATGACGAGAGTTCGATTCTCTCATTCACCTCAAATAAATAATGGGACTATCGTATAGGTGGTTATTGTACACATGTTTGAAACACATGAGGCCTCAGCTCAACTCTGAGTGGTCCCACAAACGCTTACGAAGTTCATGCGGTTGAACACTCGGTTGGTATCTGAGAGGAAGTGGGTTCGAATCCCATCGTTAGCTCTAAAT